AACGCCTGCCCTTGGTAGCGGGTAACATCCATGTCTTTGTCCAAGTAGGACATCCAAAGTCTGCCCCCTCTAGGGCTAGTCCACTGTGACTTACGTTCTGACCACTTTATACCTGGAATTGCTTTAGGGTATAGCTCTTGACTCTTTTGTATTAGCTCTCGTAGCTCTTCTGTAGTGTGTCGTACCAGCAAACCACTAAAGTTAGGGTTGCCTAAGCCATGTAGAGGGTCTGCAAGCATGGCGTAGCTTTTACCACCACCCGCACTGCCTCCATATAGTACTTCACGCTCACTAGAACTAAGAAAGTCAGTCTGAGGGCCAGCATTAGGCTTAAAAACTACGTCTTGGGCTACTTCTACGTCATACTGAGGAGGTAGAACTGTCGCTGGTACTGTCTTCTTCGTCTTCTCCGTGGGTACTATAGGCTCCAATGCGGTTTTTTTCAAGGGTTTCGATTTCCTTGAGGATTTTTTGGAGCCGCTGGGCAAGGAACCGTTTAGCTGTAGTTGCTTTTTTACGTTTGAGGTCAATGTCTACTCTTCTTCTTAGCGCTTGCTGCGTAATAGGTCTACCTGTCTGTTTTTCTAACCATATACAGACATCTGCGTAACTATACTGCTTTAAGTGTCTCTTTGCAAGCTCTAATGCCTCTAATTCGTAAGGGATAGGCTCTAAAAGTGCATCATTATCGTAGCAAACCTTATATCCGTAAGGTACACCCTTGTTAGTATTACCTAGTCTTACTACTGTATGCCACTCTTTTTCTTTACCTTTAGGTGGTTTAGGTAGTTCCCAGTAACCTATGTCTTCTGCTATCTTTAATCTCACAATAACACTACTTATTCATTAGAACCTTCTTTGGGTGGAAGGTAGAATACACCGCCACCACTAGAAGATACGTCCAATCTTTCTACTTTACCCAAGCCAGCACGATCAAGTAGGTCTTTAGCGGCAACCATCTTATCACGAATGCCTAGTTCAGTAGGGTCATACAAAGCACCAGCCATAGACATAGCTGCTTTAGGGGCTACTTGTGCAAAGTAAGTACGTGTAGCCTCTCCTATCTCATCTTTAAGAGACTCAACTATAGAACGAGTAGAACTAGTCTCGCCATAACCCGCTAGTTTCTTAGCTTGTACAGCATCACCTTGAGCCTCTTCAAAGAGAACCTCTAGGAAACGCCGTTGATTATCTGTTAAGTTACGTGTCATGGTGTTACTACTTTCTTTGTATAAAGATAATACATTCTATTTTACTTCTTCTGCTATTATAGCTGCACCCCAGAACAAACCAGCAGTACCTAGACCAAATAGTATAACACAAACTAGTATAGTTAAGAAGTAAAATATCTTATCCCGCTTATCTGCTTCAGCCTCTAGGGCCTCTTTTCGCCGTTTACGAGCTTGGGCTTGCTCGTGTACAACGCTTTCCCACATACCTGGAGGTCCAAACAACCTGCAAACAGAGCGAAGCTCATCTGTAACTTCTTTGTGCTTCATCTTAGCTTGTGCTATGGCGAAACCTTCTTCTTCAGTAGAGGTAAGGCGACCCAGTGGGCCTTTGTGCCTGCCCTTCTCAGCAATACCAATCTCGGCTTCAAGGTTAGCTAATTTACCGAAAGCAGGCATAATGCTATTAACATCTTTGCCTGCCTTTATTGCGTTGCTTATACCGCCAGCTATGCTGCTTACTGCACTTGCAAGAGCTAAAACTTCAATCATGCAAATACAGTCCTATATTTAGTTAGCCTATTTAGGTTCTTCGTTTAGAACACGGCTAATGTCACCACGAGTAATTCCAATATCTCTTAAGTCTTTGTCTGTCATTCTGTGAAGCTGCATTGAAGCTATGCGGCGGTCTGCTTCTTTTTGGCGACCCTCAATAAAAGCATTAAAGACTTTTACTAGCCCTGCTTTAAATGATGCACCAAAGCGTTGTGTTTGTGTGATTACTAATTCCATGTCCATTCTCCTTTTTATATAGGGACGAACATAGTTATACTTAATTAAAACCTATTTAGTAGGGATAAGTTTGCATACCCGCTACCTGTTAGGGTTGTATCTCTCACGTACAGATATGGTAGCCTCAATAGTATTAGTAGTCTGGGCATACAAGACAATCTTATCACCAGCGTGTAAGTGCATGACACTACTACCTAGTACATTAAAGGAGCTATTAGATGCTATGCTGTGATCTTTGAGTAAGTAATGATACTCACCATCATCCTTATGAAAAAACTGTACGAAGATCTTCTTAGCACCTGAGTTATTGTTATTCAGGAATAGAAGATCAATAGTAGCGCTATGAGTTGCGGGACATGTATACAGAACGTCAGCCGCTGCATCAGCAGTAGTAGAAGCTATAGTCTTAGCCTCTGTAGCAGTCTTATATGTAGCTAGTTCTACCATTTAGTCTTTCTTAGCTTTCTTCTTGCTAGTAACTCTCTTCTTAATCTTTGTAGTCCAAGCTTCATTAATATCAGGAGTACTAGGGTCATCACCTACAAGTTGACCTTTAGCATTACGAGCACGTACTACTTCTGTCTCTACTATAGTAGTTTCCTCAGTTACAGTAACCATTGCTTGATTAGATGTTGAACCTGCAGTAGCAGTAGTTAGACTAGGCATTACTTCACCAGCCATAATAGCTTCTACATGCTCATCTGCATACCATACGTCACCATAGGCAGCTTCACCAGCTACAGGGCCACCACTAGCGTCTAACACTTGACCATCAACAACAGTGTAACCTGCAGCGTTTAGTTCTTTTTCTTTATTGTTAAACATTTAGTTAAGTCCGTTTCTTTGATGGGGGGTTAGATGCACCACACATTAGGCCACCCTTATTCATGAATCCCATTTTATTACGTACTGCTTTAGGTAAGGATTCTGCTCCTTTGTTAGGGGCTTTAGTTAAGCCACCATCTTTCATAGCACTACCCATCTGCATACTTTGTCGTTGCATATCTGCAGCTACAGGATTGTAATCACCATTAACCTTAGATGGACCTGTGTTAATCACAGAACCACCCATGTTATACATGCTCTTCTTACTACTCTTACTTCCGTAACTCATTGTCTCTCTCGCTCCTACTATTTCTTTATCTTAGCTTTAGCTGTCTTACTCAGGTCTTTAAAATGTACAACCTTCTTAGAAGACTTTGACATAGTAGCACCTGTCATAACTTTACCGTCAGGATGTTTGTGGGTCTTACCCGTCCACTCTTTACCGTCAGTAGTATAGTGTTTTACACCCTTCATTTACTTACCTTCCTGTAGGCTTTGGTTTTGGCTGCAATCTTTTTAGGTTGAGCCACATGCTGCTTACCTGCCTTAGTGCCTTCTCGTTTAGCTCTGGTTGTAGCGGCGTACTCAGAAGGAGTAAGAGACTTAATAGCCTTAGCAGGTAGATAGCGCTCACCAGTTTTAGCGCTGGGCTTTCCACTCTTAGTACCCCACTTTTGATTACCCCAAGCCTTTAAGCTCTTCTGTGACTTAGCTAATGCCATACTAACAGCAATCACATCCTGAGTGACACTTCTTATTCAGTAAGGCACACCATAGTCGTTTAATATACTTTATCATTTGTATCCGCCACCCTTTGCTTTATATTGTTTAGCTACCATCTGAGCCTTACGTGCAGACCACTGACCAGGTTTACCACCCGAAGAGCCAGCCTTTACAGAAGCTACAACTTTCTTACGCATACCGGGTTTGGTATAGTTATTAGCTGCATTTACTGTAGACTTACTCTTTGCCATATTGTATTACTTCTTCCTTAGTATACCAGGAGGACATCTAGATTCATGGTAAATCCAGTGTCTCTCTTTATTAGTCTTATCCGTAGGGTGCTGATACTCACAGACCTTTACAAATACTGCAGGGGGTTGCCCTTGGTAATACACTGTAGCATAAAATACATATACAAGTAACCAAGTAACCACTTAACCTTGGTAGCCCATTAAGCAGGCTCCCCATTATACTTTAACTCAACACAGTTAGGCTTTATAGTTGCATAGCTGAATCTAGCTTTAATCTTAAGAGCTTCATTTATAACGTCTGTATTACATTCTTCTTCCGTACTGAATACGTAGGGACTAGTAACAACATCACAATGCTCAGCCAGAGCACTCATACAGACCATTATTATACCAAAGTATCCCATTACTACCATTTTACTTTATCCGCCCAGTAAGCTGCACTTAGTTTACCCTTAGCTATGTTCTTACCGTGCCTAGCCTTAAAGCTCTTACGCTTAGCCTTCATGCGATCAGATTCACCCTCTTTAGGCTTGCCTGCTGTGGATGCTCCCTGTTCACCAAAGCGGATGAGCTTAATGGTTTCACCTTCTTTGGCAAGTACAGCGTGGGACTTATCTGGGTGCTTAGGGGTACGCTTGGGCTTGTTGTAACCTGCAAATGTCTCACCCCTGTATTCTATAGTCATTTCTTAGTCGCATTCTTTTTACGAGGGAAACTTCTATTTGTGCTTGCAGACTGAACACGTAAGTTAGACTTAGCATTATTACGAGGATTACCGTCCTTGTGGTCTACATCCTTACCGTCACCCTTACTTACCGCTCCGCCCTTCTCCATAGCATAACGTGCCTTCTTACGAGCACGGTTGTCTGCCATACGCTTAGGAGACTTGTCATACTTACCCTCACCACTCATGGTGTAGTTACGCTTGCCAGCTGGCTTTTTCTTGACCTTCTTAGGAGTCAGCATAGGGTCTCTTCCTGTTAGGTTCGAGTACGTCACGCTTGTCTATCATACCCTCTAAGTACATAGCTCTCTCTACGTGATCTAAAGTATACTTAACTCCAGTGTCAGCTAAGATAGCCTCTCTTACATAGAATACATCAGACTTAGGAATGTGTATCTTTAGTAAGGCATTGTTGTTCTTAGATGCCAGAGCATTATAGAAGTCCTCTAATACGGACTCACTTGGGTATAGTTGTATTCGTTTTTTCATTAAAGTCAAGTACTAATGTTAAGGGGTGTGAGAAAAGTAGTATTACTAGGGGTTCTGTTATTACAGAAAGGAGAGAGGAGACAAGGAGTGACACTTATAGTAACTACAGAAGCCCTAGTAATACTTAATAGTAACTACTTCCTTCATTATAACTACAAGGTTAGTAACTACTACAAATATTATAATAGACTATGTTTAACATGATGTCAATAACTATTTCAATGTAATTACATAAATTACTATAACTACATAGTATTACTATATAGTAACTACTTATCTTATTTATAACTTGTATATGTTATTACTATTTAGTAGTTATTACTTTTTTATGTAGTTACTTAATAGTTTAACTACCACTACCACTACAGTAAGTTATACTTATTCCGTAAACCGTGTCAACCCCTAATCGTACATTAGCTAGTTATTGTAACAATTCGTGAACAACTGTAACAATTCGTGAACAACTGTAACAATTCGTGAACACAAAACGATTTACCCCGTGTGTGTATTTGTACATATACGTATATCGTATACCCCCACCCTGGCCCCTGCCCGTACCCCTATAAGAGGTGACATATCGTTTTTCTAGGGTTTTGATAGGGCTAAG